GTGTGCGGTCAGACACCTCAATGAATTGATGATCGTGAGACATAGAACAAACCCCGTCATGATACAAGGCTCCAACTAAACATTAGCGTTACTGTTGTATCACCTTAGTAATGTAGGTCTGTAAATTTTTTAGACGGCATAAGAGCAGGGTTATCCCCTGCCATACTCATGTCGTTGGGTATAAAGGATACGTCGGCGTGAAGTTCGCTGCGTACTTAGCAACTTTGTTGACTGCAATCTCAGTGATGCACAAGTAACCCGCGGTGATCAGAGCCAGCTGCTGTGAAGAGGTCAGGCTCAGGCTTTCTGTAGAGGGTTGTGTTGTTGAGCTGTAGTCACTTCCAGTACCTACTGCCAAACCTTGTAATACACCGTTAACGTATACGCTAAGCTTACCGGCTACACGTTGTACTGCGATGTGTGTCCATTTGTTGTACAGATCAGCACGAGTAAATTTAGTGGAGAAAACCTTTGAAGCCGTACCGGGTGAAGTAGAGACCTGTAAACGGTTACCAAATCCACTATCGCCAATACGGATCACTAACCCAATATTGCTTCCGTTATTCTGGGCAAAGATTGTTGCGTAACCATTGGTGGTAGACGATACCATGAAAACAGCTTCAACCGTAAAGTCACCGGTTAAATAGTTAAACACAGTTGCCGGTACAATTGGGAATGTTGGACTACCAGTACCAAACATTGTTTTGGTATATCCCGTAATAGCAACAGGAGTGGCTTTCTGGTAACCCGACGCATTCGTAACTGAAATAGCAGTGGTTCCAGTAGACACCATTTTATCGAAGTTAAATCCAAAGTCAGGTTTGCTTGGTGCCGAACTTGACTTCTTTCCAGCCATCATTAATTCTAACATACCACGACCTTTGTCCCCGGTTATTCTAATGACATAAGATTTGGACGGCATAAGAGGAGGAGCAATGCTCCTCCTCATTTATGCGTTAGTATTTACTAACTCATTTACTGCGTTTACTGACCAGCGCCGCCGTTAGCAGTTGAACCGGTACCAGTGGTATCGGAAGAACCGTTAGCCGGAGTAGTGTTCAGACCACCCAGATCCTGAGAGCTTGACGCTTCTGGCTCGCTGATGATGTCAGCAGCGATAGTGATCTTGCCAGTGTACGCATCTTCCAGACCGGTGATGGTGATGTTCGCTACGATCGGGCACACAACAACGTGCAGGTTACGTGGCTGAACCATGGTCTCTTCGATGTAGGTACCGTTACGCATGACGTTAACAGTTGCTACGATCTCAGGAACCCACAGGTGCATACCGAAGGTCAGCAGATCCAGACCGCCCGCTTTCATACGAGAGAGAGTCATCAGGATCTTGCCGCGCATTTCGATGTTGTTGGTGGTGGCCACGTGCACTTTGAAGCTGATACCAGCGGTGCGGAGGTCACCAACTTCCATCAGGTACTGCGCGATGATGTTGTCGGTTGCGATAACCAGAGTAGGCTGAGTTTCGTTGTACAGCATCTGCAGTGCAACGTTGTAGCCAGACTCGGCGTTCATGCGGTATGCGTAGGTGCGCAGGATGTTCAGGATCTTTTCAGAAACGTCATCACGAGTCTGAGAAGACTTAACACCGTTTACGATCTTGGAGATATCGTAAGAACCTTCGCCGTACCATGGATCAACTACTGCTTTACCAACGCCTTCGATGCTGTTCTCATCGTAACGCTGCCACAGGCCGTTGTTGGTCACACCCGCATCACGGATGGTTTCAACGTAGTCCAGCAGACGGCTGATAGCCATTGCGGAGTTACGAGCGTAGGTAGCATTGCTCAGAGTTTCAACAGCGATAGACTCTTTCGGGCCCCACGCGTCAGTTGCCGGAGCGATTGCAGTGATTGGCGCACCCAGCTGAACCATGTACTTGTACACAGAGGTCTGGCGGTCAACACGCTGTTCGCGAGTACGGAAGTTGCTGTTACGCAGGTTAGCACGCAGCTGGTAACCAACGAACTCCAGGGTCAGGTCAGCGATCGCATCGTGCAGCGCGCCAGACTTAACGTTCATCTCTTCTTTCGCTACGGTATCGTAGATACGGGTAACGGTAGGAGTGGTCATGGAGTTAACAACCACAGAACCTTTCTCGTGGTTCAGGGTGCCTTTGATATCCAGCGCCAGGATCGCTTGCTGTTCGCCAGTAACCAGCGGTGCCAGCAGCGCAGAGTCAGCGTTGTCGACAGTTTTGGTCAGGCTGTTCAAAGCGATGGTAACGTTCGTGAAGTCCAGAGACGTCTCGAATTTGTCGCCTTCCTGAGATTTCTGGAAAGTAGAACGATCCAGATGATCAGTACGCAGACGGAACAGCTCTTTGGTACCAGATGCGTTAGACACCTGAACCCAGATGTACTGCAGACGAGTACCGGTATCGATCTGGTCAGAAGACTCCAGCGCACCAGCAGCAACCAGTGAAGGAGTAGAGCACAGACCCATGAAGCCGATTTTGATACCTGGTTTCAGTGCGCCAGATGGAACCAGCTCGCCGCCCTGGATGTCGTTGAATGCTGGAACGACAGTAGAGAAGTTCGCGTTGGCAGAACCATCAGCCGGACGGTAAGGAACCAGTTTGATCGCATCGTTACGCAGGATGGTCGGGTCACGCATTGCGTTGATCAGCTTCTTACGCTGCCAATCCGTCACTTCGCCATTTGCTTTGTGCTTGATGAACGGCTCAACGATATCAACTGGAACAGTTACGCTCAGGCCGATGTCGTTTGGAGTCAGGGTAGTGGTTGGGAAGAAGGCTTCACCAACAGCATCCTGCTTAGCCGCTTTCAGGTTGTACTCGATGGTAGCGTTCTGCTGTGGCACGAAAGATTGCGCCTGCTCGAATGCTTCGGTACCGTAACCCTGCTTCATGTTAGCAGAGCCGTAACGTGAACCAGAAACCAGGTTCAGGTCAGACATTGACTGAGCGCGTGCAGCGCCATTTTTCAGAGCCTGAGAATACGCCTGAGTATCGTTACCGATAGTCAGTGCGATAGCAGCAGCCTGCAGCTGTGCATCAGAGAAACCTTCAACGCCTGCGCCTGGTACGTAGGAATGGCCAGCGTTAACAGTGCCTTCACGCAGCACGTCAACCAGCAGCTCTACGCCGTTCTTCAGCGCAGTGTCCTGGGCAGCGATGGTAGCTGCGTCCAGAGATTCGTTGCCGTAACTCTTAACGATCTGTGCGTTACCGCCAAACTGACCGCCGTTGATGCGAGACTGAATGCGTGACAGCATATCGGCGTTTTGCGAAGTATGCAGAAGTTTCAAAGCCATTTCGTTTCTTCCTTCAATAACTTATATAAGTTTTCGATATTACCTTTCCTATTTTTTTATTTGAAAATGGAAAGGGGTTGTGTCGCGCTAACACACGGGTCATAACAGTATGCTGCCACTTCTGGCAATTTACATACTATTACATAGATTTTTACACAAAACGTCGAATTAACGAGTTTTGGTAGATCAATTCACAAAAACCAGTATACAAAGAAGAGAACCTCTTCGTATCAGCCGTCAGGGTGGCAAACGCTCTGAGCGTTTGTTCAAACAAACGTTGCTGACTGATGATATTGAAAGGATCACTTTCCTTCACAGCATTAATGAACACTGCTACGGTATCACCACCAACAACTTTCGCTGCGGTGTCATAGATATAACTCAGATCATCAGTACCGGGCTCAGCGTTCCATGCAAATGGCTCACCAGTTAGGTACTCATAGATACTACGCGCTTTTAACTGATTCTCATGGAGAATGTCATCAGCGTTGTCATTTAAGAACTTCACCCAGCTCTCAGAAGTAAATGCATTCATTACTCCTAAGGTATGGGAAAGCAGATCGCGCAGTGCCGTAACCAATGGTGGTTCTGGGTTGTTCGGGTCTGCTTTATATGATGGGTCACACAACTGGGTGTTAACCACATAGTAGAAAATGACATCGCGTCTTGATAGTATGGAAAGCATTCTCTCAGGACACGTTAAAATTGCTTCACTTTCTTTGGCGTTGTGAATAGCCCGAAGGATTGGCGCTGGCACGACTACCAACTTTTCATTGTACATGGTCAATCACCTTATAACGAGGGCATAATGGATACCAATCTATTACTCATAAAGATTATTACGTTATTTTACCAAGAGTCCATCGTAGGTGCCGATAGTGATGACAGTAGTGAATTCATTGATGAGCTGCTGGAAAACATTCCGGCGCCTGTAGAAGGGATCGGTGACGACCAAACCCGCAGTGTACAATTGGCATTGCGTCGTACCATCCGCTTCTTAATCAACCGTCCTAAAAATCAACCTCTGGATAAAACTGATCTCCTCCAACGCTTGTTAACTGACTGCGGGCAAGACGCGGCGACTTACCAAGCCCTGGATATGGGTGTCAATTCTACCGAAGATGATCCATACCGTGCACGTCAGGCAACCGTAGCTATCGGTCGTGAATTGCGTAAGTGGGATCAGCATCGTCGTGCTAAAGCGATCATTAAACGCTTTGCCGCACCCATCATGTTTGGTGGGGAAGATGTTGATATGGATTCTGCCGTTACCAAATTGATGGAAGAGATCGAAACTGTCAATATTGGCACTACCGAACAATTTGACCCTGCGGTCATCTCTGAGGTAACCGTCAGTAACCTGGATGAAGTTGGTAAGATCTTTAAACAGGCAAAAGAAGAATCATCGACAGTCGGTGTATTGCGCACTGGTTATACGGGTATTAACCGTATGCTGGGTGAGGTAGGTGGATTCAGGCGTAGTGAGTTTGTCTTGATTGGTGCATTGCAGCACAACAACAAGACGGGCTTCACGATGGACCTGACTCGTCAGATTGCCACCTTCAACAAACCTTACATGCGTGATCCGAAGAAGAAGCCGATGATCATGCACATCTCTTCTGAAAACAACATGACCGATAACATGGTTCTGTGGTGGAAGAAGATTAAGGCAAACATTGATGGCTTGAACCACGATCACCAAACCATTGATGAAGCGGTAGCGGCACAAGAGGTCATGAAGGCCCTGTCTGTGAACGGATATGAAGTTAACTTCTGTCGTGTTAACCCATCTCAGTTCGGTTACCGTAACCTGTTTGAACGTATCAAACATTTCGAGAACATGGGTTATGAAATCCATCTTCTTACTATTGACTACCTGGGTATGTTCAGTAAAGAAGGTTGCGAGAAAGGTGTAGCGGGTCAAGAGTACCGTGATCTCTTCCGTCGTGTCCGTAACTTTACCTCAGCCCGTGGTATTTGTGTTATCACTCCGCATCAGCTTAGCCCTGCTGCGAAGATGCTCGTTCGAAATGGTCTCGAAGAAGACCTGCCGCGAGAAACAGCAAACAAAGGTTATTGGGATAACTGTACCAAGATCGACCAAGAAGTCGATGTTGAGATGATTATCCATATCGTGCGTGTGGGTGAGGAAGCTTACCTATGCATTCAGCGTGGTAAACACCGTACCATTTCGGTTACCCCTGAGCGCGATAAGTATTGTGTGTACAAGTTTGATACCGCAGGCATCCTTGATGATGTCAACGGTAAAGACAAGTCACGTAAGCACGTTGGTGGCGAGACCCTCGCTGACGGCGGTGCGGCTCCATGGTTTGGTTAATGCAGTAATAGTATGTTCCGTAATGGAGCAACTGAGTAATAACGTTTTGAGGAAGTAACTGGATAGCTACTTCCTCCTTTTTTACTAGGCTACGAGCCTGAGAATTAAAAACTAGATCGTCATAGCCCTCAACCGGCTTTATCCTTGTTCGTTACTTGCTCGATAACACACAACTTCACAGATTGAAACCACAAAAAAAAAAGATCCAGGGCATCCCTGAGAGAGAAGCGCGAAGCTTCTCTCTCAGGGGGTTATGCCGATTAGATCAGAATGAGACGTTACGAATAGCTTCTTCAAGAGATAACAACATTGCGCGTTTAAACCGTTTGGTCGTGATGCCATCTACCTTGAGTTCAACCGCGTAATACAAATCATCAGCACCAGGGTTATGGTAATTGTCGGATTCCAATGTCATCAATCTGACAATCCCAATACACGGCATATGGAAGGCGCCGTACTCGATCAAAATGTTCGTCCACTCCTGATAGACCTTATCCAGTTGCCCAGCACCTTTCTCATTTACCGCGCAGATAACATGCATCTTACGGTCAGCTATCTTTCTGGTTTCTGGATGAGAAGCACAGCTCCATACTGGTGCGACACCATCGAGTTGATTGAGTTCAAGGATAACCCGGCGGATATCTTCATCAATACATTCGATATTGGTGTTAACCGTCAGATTAGCCCGAGTCTTATAAGCTTCGAACCGTTCATCGTCTACCGCGTAGAATCGTTTCATTTCATTACCCACGTTGCATCACCAATGACACCTGCAACTGCATCACGCAGTTCGATGAGTTCTGGATCACCAAGCTGTAAACTCGGAGGCGGTGATAAGAAGAAAGTTTCAATCGGGTACTCAACTGCAACTGAGATCAATGTCGCAGTGGTGGTCAGTAACCCAACCTTTGTGTGTCCAATCCAGACAGTGCCGATCTTGTCTTTGGTGTAGTACTCTATTTTAAGCCCACCAAAGGCCAGGGCAGAGGTTTCGTACTTACCACTGTGGTTTTCCTCAATCTCTTTGTGCATGCGCGTATAGCACGATACAGCCGCTTCTGCGATGGTTTCACGTTGAACCTTTAAGATCTCTCTTTTCCCTGAGAAATGATTCTTAACTAAAGCGTAATAAAAACCCGTTTTCATGATCACAATCCTAAGTTAAATTTAATCGGCATAAGCGGGAGGAAGTGTCACCTCCCTCCCCTCTTATTTAGTAGACGTGCAAACTCACCCCGCCGTGGGCGTAACTCGCCGTTGGTGGTTTAACCCCGACTTCACGCGTCCAGGCAATCCATCGTGGATCAGTACTGCCAGCCTGAGTATGATAGTCTTGCGGGAAGACCATCAGATGTACTGCGTTCTGATCGTTTTGTTCCGCACGCACGATATTGCGCTGGGTGTCACTGACAGCACTTCCCTGTTTGATCAACCACTCCAGATCAATGGTCTCAAATTGTTCTTTGAGTTTGAGCAGCAGTGGTTCATTGATGTTGCTAAACATGACAACCGACGTCATTGTTATTATCCTTCTTTATCGTCAGGATGGAGAATGGTGTTATGCCACAGGTCAGGCGATCGCATAAACAGTTCAATATGCATGATCGCTTCTTGCAGCAGTTCTTCTTGTGACTTACGACCATCCAGGTGAACGATGTAGCTGTCTGCCTTCAGACGAGAAGTCGCTGGCATCTGATGTTCGATACCACGGTAGTAATAACACAGATCCTTCAGCTGACGATCGTCCATGTTATCCATGTCGTCGTTACCTAACGGATCAGTGGTATTTGAAGCATGACGATTGCCCACACGTTCGATAATCGTCTCAGGATCAACATCAAGAATAAAGAGGATGTCAGGGTTCTTGATGTTAAGCTGACTGTGCATGGCTGCAACCAACGGCATGTCACCGTAGAGCAGTCCCTGGTAGGCATAGGTCGACAGATAGGTACGATCCTGCACAACAGCAATGCCCTGGGCGAGTAGTGAGCGTACGTAGCTCTGATGCTCGACACGATCAACCCAGCAAAGCATCGTTTTAGCTTTGTTGCTAAGGGATTGTCCATCTTTTGGATGCAGGATCAATTGACGGATGTTCTGACCAATGCAGGAACCACCAATTTCGTGGGTTGCTTTGACATTATTGATCCCGACCTGCTCTTGCATCCATTTGGTGATGCTCTTAACGAGCGTAGATTTCCCTGAGCCATCCGGACCTTCTGCATTCTATCCACGCTGCACGGTATCCAAAGAAAGGATCCCGTATGATAAACTTATTGTTGCTGCGACTCATCGCTTTCCTCTTGTTTGATTAAGGCCGCAAGCTTCTCGAGTTCTTTCTCGGTAACCTTACGGCCATTTGCATAGAAGCACTCTGTCTCAGACAGGCACTGGATAGAATACGGATCAGGTGGGGAGTCCATAGACGCCCGCACCGGAGAAATGGTAGATAACGCAATCACACACAGCAGGATGTACTTGTTCATGGTTCACTCGTTGGTTAAATTAGGTTGCTGGGGTTTAGTCGTAAAAGTCTTCACCTGACGAATGGTCAGGAAGATCTAAGGAATCAGCATAAAGGTCAAATGCCGCTTCAAGGTTGTCAATAACATCATCGGGTAAAACGATGTTGTGTTGGTTGAACAAATCGAAGAACTCATCAACGAAGTCTTCAAACTCATTGATGTCACTAAACTCTTTGTTCAGTTCGTTGACAATACACTGAATGACCATTAGGTACCAGCCGGCACCCAACCGCACAGAGGCTTCTGAGGACAGAAGCATGTGCAAGGCAAAGGCGAAGTAGGGACGCTTAGCGCCCCCATCAAAGCCTTCAGTCAGTTCAGCTACCTGACCCAGTTGCTGCGTAAAATCATTTACGCTTGCCACCAGGTTTTCGTACAGGAGCTTCTGCTTTTGCATTTGGATCAATAACCTCATGAATTTCGTATCCAAGATCAGCAAAGATCTCTTCAACGGTACGGAACGGGTTAACGATTAATGGAAGTTCCCACACTTTACGCAGAGGAACGCCTTTGATACGAGTTACAGCACGACGCCAGGTCACAGGCTTCGCGTCAGGCAGATGGTCATACAGACCCAAGTGCTGTCCTCTGAACACGATACAGCGCAGCAATGCAAAGTAACCCAGGTAGCCATTTACGGCCGGGATTTTCAGCATGCCGTTGTTCTTGAACGCTTGGTCGAAATCAACGACCTGATCCAAGTAGGCACTGATCGGGGCAAAAGACATCGCTGGATAATGCGCAAGCTCACCTGACTCAAACAGGTACGCCTTTCTTACCGAGTTCAACGGAACGCTGGTTTCAGAGAAACGAGAGAAGACACCTGAATCATTGTTATTCACTTTGGCATGAGGAATACACGTTTTGTAGAACGTCGCATCAGCCAAGGCGGTTCTGATAGAACGGTTATCCAGACCTTCATTGAAGATGCGGTTAACCACGTTTGGATCGATATCAACGAAGTAACCGTCATTAAACGTCATGATCCCAGTTGTAGTCAGACCCGCATGACGCTCTTTTGTTGCAACGGCTGAGACGATCGCCTTCAGCACAGAAGGTTGCGTCCACTTACTGGTCAGCTCAGAGACCAGCATCTTCTCAGGGCTGTGTGGATCACGCGTAAAGTCTTCGTCAAAGTCATCGGCATCCTGGCGGTTATCCGGACCGTCAAGCATTGTACGCAGCCCCGTTACCATGTTCGAGTAAGTATTGTTCCCGCCATAGTAACGATGACTTAACTGATATCCGTTACGACCATCGTCAGCGTATTCTGGATTGTCGTTAAACTTCTCCAACGCGGCAATGATCTCATCGAACTCACGATAAAGATCAGTAGAGTACTGATCAGTCAAGCGCGGTTCCTGTGTCAGGATCTGCAGACCAGATGGATAAATCCGTGAGGCTTCTTCGGCCATGTACTGCAACGTTTCAAACCGACGACTACCATTATCCCACGGTATGTCTTTATCCTGTGCCGTGGTGAAGATGCGATAATAGTTAGGCAGCATCGTTAAGCCGGCACAACGCATGACTTCACCGGTTACACGTTGCGCGATGTCGGTAGTATTGACAAACGCATTGTAGTAATCATGGCAAAGGCTGTGTGAATCCTGGCGTGTAAAATCGCCGCTTTGGACACCAATGGTCAGGGATGAGAACAGCGTGTGTCTGGCACGGCGCGTTTGACTATCAGAACGCGGCATGCTGTAGCGATGCGTTAACGAACCGAAGAAGCGGTCAAAACCAATTTCATCCAGCTCACCGGTGACTGCTTTGGTCACAAGGGTTTGATTTCCTTTTCTACACTCGGGAAATGTTTCGAGTGCCAATTGAGTTCTGACTGCAATAACGCAATCAGCGTGGTCAATGTAAAGTTGCCAGTCATCTATAAGGTCCTTATAATTACTGTTAATTCGACTCGATAATGTAGGTCTGAAAAAATATCCATCCTAGCCTATGAGCCAAAAGCTCATAGGACTAGGGATGAATGTCAGTAATTACAACGAGGTGTTGTTCTGCTCATCGATGTTATCAATGAAGAGTGTCAATGCCATATCGCACAGCATCGCATCATCCGCCATGCCATCGCGTGCAAGACGATAATGACACTCAGCCATCACCAAGGTACCATAACGCTGCTCAACGCCTGTAGAGCGCATATAGAGGTACTTCACAGGCATGCCAGGGAAGATCAGTTCAGGGTTAGCGTTTTCCCACGTCACCTGAATGGTAGCCCCGTTGTTTGCAGAGTTACGTGAAACCATGCGATAACTGTTATCGGTGATCTCAGAGGTCATCGGTGCATAGTTAATGCCGTTAGGTCGCTGGCTTGTCACAAACTCGGAGTTAGACGCCCCACGCTGTAACATCACCTGCCCACCACTCACTTCCATACCCTCATCACCACTAACCGACGAAGAACGTTGTGCACGTATCCCGTTCCCCTGGTTGTATTGCGCCAGGTTGGATTGGTCGTGCACCATGGTGTCACCGGTTGCCAGAATACACAAAGACGATCCCCGCATTTCGAAAGTACATTCAATACTTGGGAACTTATCTTTCGGTACATTGACAATGATCATGTTCTGCTTCACGAGCTCAAAGCGTTTGGTGTTATAAAGCGGCCAGACATACCAGTACTGTCGATGGTAGAAATACCCAATGCCCGTTTTATAAATCCCGTACTCGTGTTGCAGATAACCAGGAAGATCAACCAGTAATACGCGTTGGTTAACCACCACATGGTTTTTGATGATCTCTTTGCCATCTGGTGTCACCGCATCAACTGGGTACATGTTAATCCCGAGCGGTTTCTCTTCAAGCGGTAACTCTAATCCCTCAGAGATTCCCCCAAGCATCGTGCGCAACAATGCACCCGGTGCGGTAGCTGGATTGATGCCACCGGCCGGTACAACACGCAGTTGTTCGATTGCCGAGTCCATCAACTGGAATTGATAGAACTGCATCGAGGTATCTGCAATGGCTTTCTGATCAATATCGGCAGCACGTTGTTGTGTCATCTGCGGGTCATAACCTGTTTTAGGGAAGACACGCATGGTGTATTTGGTGATAACCGCTTCAGCCCCTGGCGGGTACTCGTAGATGATGAGATGCATTTTGAGGCGCTGTGCATTCGGGATGATCTGCTGGTTGTACACCCCTTCCGACATAGCAACTTCAATACTGGTTTCTTCGTAGTACGTGTTCATGTAATCAGAGAAACGATTCAGACTACGCACACGAAAGGTTGAACAGATCGTGGTATCGTAGAAGATCTCGGCCTTCATGCGAAAGCCGATACGTCCACTGCGTGCGCCGATAGCCATGATCTCGTTATACAGACTACTCTTCTCTAGAATCATAGCTTGGTGCCTTTCTCACAGCCATACGGTCAGCAAACAGATCCATCAGCGT